GCGGAGACCCCACAAAATTAGATGAAATCAAAGCGCCCGGGCGCGTTGAAAATGCAAGTCAGGCCGAAGCAGTTGCGGATGGTGCAATCCGCGAAAGCAATAAGGACAAACTTACAGGGACTTTTACGATTGACGGGAACCCGCTTCTTGTCTCAGGCGCGAACGTAGATATGCAGGGCTTCGGCGGATTTTCCGGGAAGTGGACAATCAAAGAGAGCACACACCGAATCACGGATGATGCTGGTTATGTAACAGAAGTGTCGATCCGAAAGGGGCCGTATAAGAAAACCTTTGAAAAAGTGAGCACCCGCAAAAGCGGGCAGGGTGATAGGGATTGGGCTAAAGATATTGGATTGAAATAAGTGTATATTTGATAAATGTTTAACATATAAAAATTAATTGTTATGAACTTTGGACAGGCCATTGAGGCGTTAAAAAATGGTAAAAAAGTAGCCCGTAACGGGTGGAACGGAAAAGGTATGTTTTTGTGGCTAAAACCAGCCACAATTATAAAAACGGATTGGTGCAAAGATGATTTGCTAAAATTGTTGTGCGAAGAGAATGGAGGGGAGATAATTGCATTAGGAACTATTTGTATGTATACTCATGATTCATGGGGAAGAAATGCAATTTTGACTGGGTGGCTTGCTTCACAATCGGATATGCTTTTGGAAGATTGGATAATAGTTGAATAAACAGTTTCAATGGACAAAGATATAATTGATTATGTAGTTGGCATACTTGGTACTTTGCTTATTTTGTGGTATTTATTTATAATTGGTTTTGCGTTTTATGTTGTGACTAAATTGCAATAAGAAATGGATTACAAAGAATCATTTAAATATATGAGATTGGTCGTAATTGTGATATTAACAATTTCAATGTGTGCGCTTTTTGCACGCTGTTTTTTATTTTGATTATGTTGAGATTTGGAATAGTAAGCGAGTTGGGAACGGGCGAATGGTTAGGCTACTGTCGCGTTTCGTTCGATGAAGTTAAAATGGTATCATTTTGGCTGCCGATTCTTTCCGGATCAACTAAAACATCGAAATCATGGAATAGCATCGAAGTCGGCAGTCAGATAGCCTGTCTAATGGATAAGGAATGTGAACAGGGCGTAGCGCTTTCTGCAATTTGGAGCGATAAAGATAAGCCGCCAGATTTTGCAAACGACAAAACAGTTGGTATTCAGTTCGCCGACGGCGCAAAACTTTATTACGACTTTGACGCGAAAAAAGGATTTTTGGAAGCGCCGGAAACTTCGCTCAAAGCAGTTATCAAAGAAGCCGATATTGAGGCGTCTGACAAAGTCAAACTGAAATGCGAAACGCTGGAATTAACCGGCGATTTGAAAGTCACCGGCGACGCGACAATTACGGGCGATGTAAGCGTGACGGGCGGAATTGACGCAACGAACAATATTAAGTCGAAAATGGCTGTCGAAGGATTGAGCGTCAAGGCAACATTGGGAGCAGGCACAACCCTGTCAACGCACATGCACCCGACGGCTGCCACAGGGCCGCCTTCACCCCCAACACCGGGAACTTAAAAAATGTAGTTATGGAACGGCAAAATACACTAAATTGGCAGGTCAGCCTATCCGATTCGTCTGAAATCGTTAAAGATATAGACGATATCGCTCAGGCTATTTACCTTATTTTGTCGACTGTCAAAGGTAGCGACCCACTACGCCCGACGTTCGGAAGCGATGTGTGGCGATATATCGACCGCCCTATGAATCGCGTAAACCCCATGCTTATCTACGAAATTTACGATTCAATAGAAAGGTGGGAAAAGCGTGTAACAATCCGGCGCGTCATTCTGAAAGATGCAGACGTTGACAAAAAATCGATTGAATTAATCGGAGTTATGACCGGAACCTCGCAGGAGGTAGACTTAGAAATCGACCTCTGGGACGAAGGCGATAGAACTTATAACGTTATTGGATTTGGAATCAATAGCGTTTTAGGTGATAAATTTAGTAATGTATTGATACTTATATAAATATGGCAACAAATTTTAACGTGATGCCGGTAGTTTCGCTCCCGCTTGCAACACAGAGCGAAATCGACAACGGCACGATAATCATAGCGTGCGGACAGGATGCTTTCCGTGCGCCTGCGGAGGTTTTGAAGGGAAAACAGGGCGAACCCGGCCAACCCGGACAGCCCGGCCAACCCGGGCAGCCCGGAATAGGAATACAGGGGCCTCCCGGACCTCCCGGATCACCGGGTCAAAACGGCAGACCTTTAATCGTATTGCCAAACGGCAATTACGGCAACTGGAACGAATCGACACAGCAATATGAAGATTCAGGCATACCGGCAGCCGCAACCGTCGATATTGAAAATGTTCCCGTAACATTCACAGAATCGGAGACACGCCAAAATATCGCATCCGGCGAAAAAATCCCCATTTTATTCGGAAAGATTAAGAAATGGTTTTCAGACCTTAAAGCGTTAGCGTTTAAAGACAAAGTCGATTGGAATAGCGACGTCGACAATAAGCCGTCAATACCGAGTATTTCAGGCCTTTATGTTTTCCCACTAAATGGAATACCAAAATCAGACCTTTCTGCGGCACTGCAAACGTCAATCGGAAAGATAGATTTCATCGGATCGGAAACTATTAATAGCCTCGCTTCAATGGCAATTACGAAGCAAATAGTTATTTCAAGCGCCGGAACGAATCAAACGTTATCAATCACTTCGGTAACGCTCGATGATGCTGCGTTTGTAATTGTGTTCACAGCAACGGCATCAATCACAGTCGCAATTCCAAATTCAGGGAGTTACGTCAGTTTCGCAGAAGCAAGTTATTCACTGTCGAACGGCGATAAAATTAAGATTCACGGATTTAAAACCGGAGGAGTGTATTATTTGAATGTCGAAAAAAAGTAAATCCAAAAATATGAATCACATTTGTTTAAATAGAAACACAACGCCGTTTGAGGTCGACGAAACAGTATTTAAAAACTTCAAAACCGGAAAAACTTACGATGATTGGTTAAACGGGCTTACGATTGTTTTAAGCGCTGAGCAAAACGCTTTTCGACTTGAAAACATCAATGCAAGTGTAAAAGAAATCATTGAAATGCAACTCGAACCTCCGCCACCGGATCAGGAAACGACGCTCGAAGAGCACAAAGATTCGGCAATTTCACAAATCGAAATCGAATCGGAAAACAAGTTGAACGAGATATTGCCCGTTCGCGAAGCGATAGACAACATCATGCGTATTTTGTCAAATCTCGAAGATGCCTATATCGCTGAATATGTCGAAAAACGCGATGAAATAACCCTTTCAGCCACGATGGCGAAAGAAGCCGTGAGAGAAGCCGGAAACGTTTCTGAAATTAGAACGGCGATTGATTCAATGAATGAATTATCGGCCGAAATTGTCACACGCCCGCCCGAAATCGGTATAGGCGGAAAAATACGGATGTAGGCATATGTTACTAAGGCGTAGTGTTATTCGTGTTGGAGTAGGCCTTCCATTATTTTCATTGGGGCCGACGCATGGTGCCGGGACAAATGCGTTTCGTGGTGGCGTTTTGGCTCCGAACGGTAAAGTTATATTCGTTCCTTACGGAAGCACAAACGTCGGCATCTATGACCCAGTCGCTAATACTTATACAGCAGGGCCGGCACATGGTACAGGGGCAAATGCGTTTGCAAGTTGCGTTTTAGCTCCGAACGGAAAAATCATTTTCACGCCAAATGGCAGCACAAACGTCGGAATCTATGACCCAGTCGCTAATACTTATGCAGCAGGGCCGGCACATGGTGCAGGGGCAAATGCGTTTTATGGAAGCGTTTTGTCACAAAATGGAAAAGTTGTTTTTGTCCCTTACGCGTCAATAATTGGAATATACGACCCAGTCGCTAATACGTACACTTCCGCGCTGACTGTTCAATTAGGAACGAACCCATTTATAGCGGGCGTTTTGGCTCCGAACGGAAAAATTATATTCGTTCCTTATAGCAGCACAAACGTCGGCATCTATGACCCAGTCGCTAATACTTATACAGCAGGGCCGGCACATGGTGCAGGGAGTACTGCGTTTCAAGGTGGCGTGTTAGCTCCGAACGGAAAAATCATTTTTATACCAAATGGCAGCACAAACGTCGGAATCTATGACCCAGCCGCTAATACTTATACAGCCGGGCCGACGCATGGAAAAGGAACAAATGCGTTTCGTGATGGCGTTTTGGCTCCGAACGGTAAAGTTATATTCGTTCCTTACGGAAGCACAAACGTCGGCATCTATGACCCAGTCGCTAATATTTACACAGACGGGCCGATTCATGGTGCAGGAACAAATGCGTTTTATGGAGGCGTTTATGTTAACAATAAAATTGTTTTCGTTCCATACGCGAGCAAAAATGTCGGATTATTAGCAGTATAAAAATATGGAAATTCAAATACCTTCTTTCGTAAACCGAAACCCCGACATCGTCATGTCGGAAATCAAATCGCAAATGGAAGCGATGCTTGGCAGACAATTACAACCGGCGCAACTCGAACAGTTGATTTTGCAGATTATCGGCTATCGTGAAATTTTGCTTCTCGAAAGATTCAATGCCGGCATGGCGCAATTGCTTTACCAGTTCAGCCACGCACCGGTATTAGACTATATTGCGGCGCTGGTCGCGGTCGAACGCCTGCCGGCTTCACATGCCGGATGCGTCATTCAATTTACGCTCGTTCCCGGGCACGGAAATGTGGTTATCCCGGGAGGTACGCGCGTAGCCACGCAAGACGGTATTATCTTCGCCACAACTGAAGATTTGATTATTTCAGCCAGCGATGACGTGATGGACGTAGTCGCCACGGCACAGGTAGCCGGAAAGGCAGCCAACGGAATCGAACCCGGAAAAATCAGCCTGATTCTTGACCCGCTCGCATTTGTTTCGGCAGCCGCAAATATAACCGTCCCGGGTGGTGGGGGTGATACAGAAACAGACGAAAGTCTGCGAGAGCGTATAAAACTCGCTCCAACGCAATATTCGACGGCCGGAAGCCGCGCGAGTTACACGTTTCATGCTAAATCGGCTAACCCTTCAATCATTGATGTTTCTGTCAGTTCGCCGATTCCGGGTACTGTTTTCATCGTTCCGTTGCTCGAAAGCGGCACATACGACCAAGTCATTCAAGATATTTATAACACGTGTAGCGCCGAAACAGTTCGCCCGTTAACCGATACGGTAATTGTTTCCGAACCTTCGGAAATCAATTATACAATTGAAGTAGACTTAATCGTGTATGAGGGCGTGGATATAACAGCCGCGCAAACGGACGTATTACGTATTTTGCAGGAATTTTCAACACAAAGATCGCGCCGTCTTGGCGCGGATATAATCAAATCGCATATCATTCAGGCGTGTCGAATCCCGCAGGTGTATGATGTTGCCGTCACCGAACCAATGTCGAATATCATTGTCGACTTCGACCAAGTTCCGATATGCACAGGTATAATTGTAGGAGTTTCAGGCGTAAATTATGGGTAGACGTGTTTTAGCAAATAGTTTAGATAACTACCAGTTAGCGAAAATCGCGCACGATGTAGTTGCAGAGCGTTGGGACAATTGGGACTTAACGGCGTATCTTGTTTATTTAGTCGATACCGTCGAAGCGTCCGCACTTCCCTACCTTGCTGAGCAATTCAACTGCGAAGGTTTGCGTGGCTTTACGAAAGCAGCTACCGAGGACGATCAGCGCGAACTGATTAAGGCGTCAATTCGGCTACATAAGTTCATGGGAACGCCATGGGCTATCCGCGAAGCCTGCCGGACGGTCGGACTTCCAAACATCATTTTGAAAGAGGGCGTTCCGTCGCCCGTTCCCGATCCGGCAACAGACTGGGCAAATTTCAGTCTTTTGATAGACGCACCCGACGGAACGCCGATTGATTTCAGCCTTTTCGCAGGACTTAGGGCGTTCATCAACCTGTATAAGCCCGAACGCTGTCACTTGGTCGCTCTGGGCGCGTCGTTCGAGTTTCTGGAATCGGAACGTGTCATGCGCGATAAGTTCATGCACGTTGACGAATTGCCTATTTACAACGGCGATTACATCTACGACGGCACAATTTCATACGGCGGATTAAGGCGTGAATACCTGAACGTCGAAATCAGCACGGAAAGTGTAATTTACTTTGATGTTTTGGTCGACGACGCAGGCGATTTTCTGACCGACGACGCAAACGAATGTATTACAGATTTTATGGATTAAAAATTTAAATTATAGGAGGTTAATGATATGCCACTCGAAGCAGTACCGCGCAACTGGGCGGAAATTCCCGAAGAATCGGCGATAAACAATTTAGAGCAAATTTTTATGGTAAAGCAAGTCGGATCACCCCCGGAGGGTCGATTCAGACGTATTCAAATGGGTAAGATTACAGGTCAATTTCAAACGCAATTGAAGCAGATGGTCGATGATGAATTTTTGTTGATAAAAAATCTCATTATTCCACAGTCCGGATCGATTGTTCCGATTAGCAGCACTTCCGGAGCGATAATAAATAGCGCTTCGAGTTATCTAAGATGGCATAAGATTATGAATCGCGTATTTATTACAGGAAATGTAAACTGGTCGACAATTCCATCCAATAGCATGATGCTTAGAATGACCAATCTTCCATTTCCTCCGTTTAAAAGTTCAGCGTATTTTTTTGCAGTTGCGTCACAAAAAATATTTTCTATCTTAATTACACTGCCAAATTCTACATATCCGACCGGCGAAATAGTAACGTCGTTGGCGGATATGTCAAATGTTCCTACAACATTAGGAAGTCTGTCATTCGAGTGTTCTTACGAAATTAGCGTATAAATATGGAAGCAACCGAAAAACTTCCCGCATTAAAGGGAAAACTAATAATAGACATAATCGACAGAAACGGCGAAACGATTGAACATATTGAATGTGAAAATCTTATCACGAAAGTAGGTTATCACGCTGTTGGGCAATGTCTCGCAGGCGTTACGGGCGCGAGAATTAACCGCGTTGCAGTCGGGACAAACGACACTACGCCCACAGTTGATGACACAGCGATCACGAACGCCGTCAACGCCACAATTACGCACGCTGAATATAGCGTCGCAGGCGTTGAAGCAATCGAATGGGTGAAATTTCATTTCAGCGTCGGATATTTCCAAGCCGTTGGAATGAACATCGTTGAATGGGGGCTGATTACACAGGATAACAGGCTTTTTTCGCGCCTGACGCGATCGGCAATTCAGAAAACGAACGAAGTTATGTTGGTAGGAACATGGACAATTAATATTTAAAATATAGCGAGTTATGGAATATACGGACGTAATCGATTGGAAAGAAAAAATTGATATAATTGACGAATTCGAAAAGGTTTTAGGTGGAATAGACGGGCCGACAAATCGCCCAATAAAACAGATAATAAACCGAACTGCGTGGTTGCGAAAGCGAACACGAATTCCGATTTATAATGATTTGATATTGAAAGTTTCCACAGTCGGAAATGATGCAACGGGCGACCTTATAAGTCCGTTTCGGCAACCGCAAGCGGCGCTTAATTATGCTTTGGGACAACTCGACTTTCGCGTACCCGCAATTCTTGCGATAGGACTTGAGCCGGGACAATACGAATCTATTGATATACGTTCAGTCCCGCAAGGCGTAAAAATGATAAAGATTAACGGAACAAATTCCGACACAACGTTAATTGATTACCTTGTTTCACACGCTCCGTGCGAAGTTGAAATAAGCAATATCGGGATAAACAGTTGTGCTGCAACGCTGAACAATGCTATGATTATAGCGTACACCGGCGCGACTGTTATTTTGTCAAACAACGTTTCGTTTTTCCCCAAAACAGGATGCTGCCCTATTATTTCACACAACTGCGGGCATGTTTATGTGCAAAATGCAAACGTAATACTACGCCCCGGCGCTGATTATTATGCAATTTTTACAGCAAGTAGCGGCGGAACGATAAGGGTTGGAAACAGTTCAATTATGGTCGATGTTAATGTATCGGCAAGTAATGCGTTTGTTTATTCGACGCTTGGAGGTATATTTATTAGCGAAAACATGCAGATGTCGTATATTATCAACGGGAAAAGATATACGGCAGATTCGGCAGGAAAGATATTGTCAAATTCGACGGCAGACACATGGCCGTGTTCGATAGCCGGATCAAAGGATAGTTCGGCAATAGTAATGTAGTAATTCAAAAAAACATGGCATCATACGATTGGATTGGCATTTCGTCAGTAATTACGGCAATAGGCGTAATCATTATCGCCATAATTGTCCCTATTGTTAATTCGAAAAGAAAACTCAAAGAAAAGGAGTTCGAGTATAAGTTGGATTCGCAGGCAAAGGATATTGAACGTCGTTTCAAATTAAATGAAATGGAAGCGACAGCGCGTGAAAAGATGCAATACCTTCAATTACAGAACATTTATTCACACCTGTACGGATACATTTGGAATTTGCTCTACAAAATAGATGCTGACAGGATTTCGATCATCCAACCGCATCCAGAACATGATATGCAGTATATTTCAGTTTCGTTTGAGGCTCTACATTATAGTCGTGATGTTTCTGCTCAAAAGTTTAATTTTCAAATGCGAAAAATAAAAGAATGGAAAGACGTAATTCAAGTATGGATGAACAATGACTTTTTGCAATACAGAGACATTGAAGAAATGCGAAATCCGACACTGTACGCAGAAGCGCACAGGCGCGGAATTAAGTCTACGTGTTTTTGCAAATTATCGAAAATTAACGACGCTTGGATAGGAACGCTCATTGCGGATTATTCACATGCCGCACCGGAAAATTTCTCTTTTGTCCGTGACGAAATGAAAAAAATTGCCCCGCTGATTGCTGACATTTTGCCGGAATATCACCCGGAACTCGAAGAAAAATTACGGAAATAAAGGATTTAATCGCATGGCAGACAGTAGATTATTAGTTCAGTTTATCAAACGCTGGGAAGGCGGATTCGTCAACGACCCCGTCGATCGTGGAGGCGCTACAAATATGGGAGTGACCATCGGAACATTCAGGTCGTTTTTCGGCCAGCATCAAACGATCGAAAATCTGCGAAATATAACGGACGACCAGTGGTTTCAGATTTTCAAACGTGGATTTTGGGATCGATGGCGCGCTGACGAAATACGGCATCAATCTGTCGCTAACGCCGTGGTCGATTGGCTCTGGTCGAGCGGCGTGCATGGAATTCGCCGTCCGCAAAGGCTTTTAAACGTAGTAGATGACGGCATAGTAGGGCCGATCACGCTGCGTGCTCTGAATTCCTGCAAAGCAGAAGAAGTGTTTTTTGAAATTCGCGGTTCGCGAAAAATGTTCATTCACGAGATAATTCAGGGCAACGCTTCACAGGAACGTTTCCGGAATGGGTGGCTTAATCGAATAAACGATTTAAAATTTGAGTTGTGAGAAAGTCTGGTGCAATATTGACCGTCATCGTATTGATTTCTGTTTCGATCGGATCCTGCAAAGCGCCTAAACAGGTAATCGTG